TTGTCGTAGATGTAGTCGTTGTAGATGTTGTCGTAGTGCTGGTCGTTGTGGTAGTTGTGCTTGTGGTCGTCGTGCTGGTGGTTGTAGTTGTTGATGTAGTCGTGGTGGTAGTGCTTGTGGTCGTACTCGTAGTAGTTGTAGTGGTTGTCGTAGTGGTAGTAGTTGAAGTCGTTGTCGTGGTGGTAGTTGTTGTGGTCGTGGTCGTGGTAGTTGTCGTAGTCGTTGTTGTACCTACTATAAACTCAAACGCACCAATATCCCAACCGCCGCCTTGTGGGCGTGCTGTACCTGCTATATCATCATCCTCATCAAACAAATCGGCCACGCCATCATCAATGAGATTGGCAGCGGTAGCTTTTAGTCTAAAATCACTTCCTGGAGTTTCAAAATCACTTGTCCAATCATTTTCTCCTGCTGTTGGTCTTGCAAAATAATTCGCACAATCTCCGCTATGGTCATCGTCAGAGACGATATAATCCATATCGAAGCCCCCGCCAGTTATTCCACTAAAATCATCAGTATTATTTCCAACAGCACAATTTCTAACTGTAGGATGCGATGCTGATGTTGAAACAATACCATTATAGTTACCATAAATAGTGCAATTATAAACATAGGCATTAGTGTTTGTACCTATACGAATACCATTAAAACCAGCATCTGCACCTGATACAAAACCATAAACAATAGTGTTATAAATAGTAAACGTAGCACTTGCATCATTAAAGAATATTCCCCTGCCTGCACCTGTTCCACTACAAGCACCTTTAACAATACAACTATCAACTCTTATATCAGCCGTACCAACTGAGTTTACACAATAAAGACCATCTCTAATATTGGCGTCTGCTTCTGTTACTAATATCTGTATATCATGGAAACGAACATAATCTTCAAAAATAACTATTGCGGCAGCAGAAGCATCATCATTATGTAATAAATAATTATTATCATTCCAAATACCTGTATTAGTTTCGTCCGAATGTAATTCTACACGAATGTACCGAGTCGCATCTGTAGTCCAGCCAAGTATATTGACAGCAGCAGTATCATCACCTCCAGAAGATGCACGACACTGTGCAACCGCTATCTGATCGTCATTCGGTAAATGGCCTGTGGTAGTGCCGCCCAGAGCATCTTCCCAAGCATCGAGGGATATGTAATGCGTACCTCCACCATTATCAGGGTCAACAATTTTTATTACTTCTGCTGCCACTAAAATCCTCTCAAAATGATATTAGTAGTTACAGTTTCTTTAATAAGCATTAAATGAGGACGTTTTTCAGCATAATCTTTGGACAAAGTATCAAGGTCAAGGCGATATTTTGACCGCTTGCATGGAGAATCAGGGTCTTCAGGATTCAACCTCACATGCCTTCCCTCATATTTCTTGAATCCTTCTTTATCAGTATTATCTATCCTGATAACAAGATAATTAGGTAGAGTCTCATCCTTGCCCCATCCCCGAAAAGGCAATTGTCTTACAGAAACAATGTCACCTCTCATTCTTCCAGCAGGGCCATCGGTGGTTCTTACCAACAACTCAATTGCCATTATTTGTCTCCTTTATCATATCCATATTGTTTGGTTTTTTCTTTTATTCGTTGGCTAAGAGCATAATCCTCTTTGTCCAAATCATCCCAAGCGAGCATTGGATGAGGACGAGTATTAACACACCTATCTAATGGCGGAAATCCTTCTTTGGGTTGCATATTAAATCTCCGACATAGCTCAGGATATACTTCGTCAATATCCTCAATTTTATATCTCCATTCGGCTTTTTCGGCAAGCTCATTCAATATTAACCAAGTTAGCATTACCTGATATAGTTTGCTTTTCTCCCGATCGGCTTTTTCCATATCAAATAAGATATGAAACTCATTATGAGTTCTTTTTGCCAATACCGTTACGGCAGACGATATTGTCTTTAATGGGTCTCTGACTTGATGTAATATCACATCAAACTTATGAAGATAATGAATCTTAAAATACGAGATTGCCCCGTCAGTCTGGTCTCCTCTGGTTTCGTGACCAAACTTTAACCCATGAGCCTTTATCATCCTTGCAGTATAAGTTGTTGCACTTCTCGGATATGCCAATATCAATCTTCTCATTTATCCAACTCACAGAAAATGTAGGGTTCGTCATTCCATTTCTTTGAGCCTCGATAAGATAGCTTTCCATATTTTGAAAGAATAGGAGTCCACCAACTTTTATCCCTTGTAGAAATAAGGTGTAATTTCAGAAACCCTTTAGGAGTATTCCTTCCTGACGGCCCGTATCCAATAGATATGATTATCCATCTTTTGGCCACTCTTGCTATCTCATCAAGTCCTTTTTTCAAGTTTTCAACAGGCAAATGCTCTAAAACATCGAAGACGGTTACTACATCAAAAAAGTTATTATCAAAGGGAATGTTGCATACATCGGCCATTAAGCCATAGCCAGAGGCAAAATCCATCCCGATAGCCATAATCCCATGCCGATTGGCCCATTCTGCGAATTGCCCCCCTCCACAACCTACGTCTAATATGGAATGTGGCTTTATATCTAATACTAATTGATATGCCCCGGAACCATGATTTCGGTTTCCGTAAGAACGGCCATCCTTGTATATCCAGAGGTATTTATCACGCTCGCATTTTATTTCTGGCATAGCAGAACTCCTCTGGAATCGGGAACATTTCTTTACTTTTTGCCACTTGCTTGAACATTTCGACCCATTTTTCACCAGGCATACTATGGTCAAAGCAGTATCTCCACATTAGGAAATCACAAGTCTTAAAACCAAAATCCTTATCAACAGATACTTTGTTTGGGAATTTCCAATTAGTGTAATTAACGGCAGGATTCTGGTAAAAATAACCAGGCGCATATTGGGCTACAGGTACACCACGAATCATACAATCGACCGAAAAGGTGGAATTAAAAACCAGAACAAACTGGCAATTCTTAATAATACGATGATTAACTTTGGCCGCTGTTACCCCATTGTCTGCGGCTATCTTGCGGAGCTTATCGCCAACTTCGCCGGAGTTCCACGGATGCAACTTGATAAATAGATTCTTACCATAATGTTTACAGGCGTTTTCATAGAATGTGAAATAATCGTTAGGCGACCCAACTGCCCGAATACTCCTGTCATATGGATTTTGCGAGGCAAGAACAACTTTGTCCCAATGGTCGGGAACATTAAGGTCTTCTCCTTGTGGATATTTGGACGAATGAGATGATTGTTCTAAGATGTCAAGGGCAGGAACAGGAGCGTTAAATTTCTCTATCTCTCGAAGTGCCTGTGGGGTACACAAAGAAGATTGCTGGTACATTCCTATCGTATCCAGATGCGCAGCCTGCCAGAAGAATCCGGCTTCAATAACTATGGATGGCGCACAAGGAAGCGTTATCCAACCCCAAAAGACATTAAGGCCGTTATCATTATTCCTACAGACCCCCTCTATTACATCAGGGCATTGCCGAAATGCGGCAATCTGCTTAGACCACATCTTCATTGTATAGATGTATTTATCCAACTGTATCATCTATGCCACTTTCTGCAATTGTCCGTCCTTGAGTTCCCATACTTCCTCGCGTACCTTCTTTGCTTTCGGGCCGTATTTCTTGGCTATCTCATCAGGGGTAAGGCCATTGCCGTTGTCGGTATATACATACTCGAAATACTCAATAACCTTTTTGATAACTTTGCCCTTTTCGTTTTCGGTCACGTGCTCATCTACTCGATTGACCTTGATTTCCCTTTTTACATTCTGGCTCATCTGCGTTCCTTTCTCTGTCCAGTCCGGCACTGGGGCAAATCGTTCTATTAGTTTTCCGATTTTGTCCTCGTATTTATCTTTCATGTATTTGACATATTCTTCTTTTGGAATCATTCGGCATGGGTATAATTTGCCACCATCATTAGTTCCGAATATATGCCCACAAATCACATCGGTTCTCAATATGACTTTGCCAGGGTCATCTCCCATCCATATCTTGCAAGCCCATTCAGGGCCGTCCCAACCATACGCTCCGAGAGATTCGTCATAGCCACCTAACTGCCAATATCTGTCCTTGTTAATCATCCAAGCACAACCCGTAAAGGCAATGCTTTCCTCTTCGGTTTGACATTCTTTAAGAGTCTTTCTTTTCCACCACTTTTCGGTGTAATCTTTGTTCAATCTGACGTGCAGGTAATCGCCTGGCCGATATTCCCATGTATCAGGCTGCATATCTCTGATAACGCTGTAAGCTATGTTCTTGTCGCCACAACTTTGAGCCAGTTTAATGTCCCATCCTTCAGTTATTGAGCAATGGGCATCAAGAATAAAAAGATACTCTCCGGTAGCTATTCTTGCTGCATTGTTAATAGAGACTCTGCGCCCCATTGTAATAGAATTGTGTATTACTTTTATAGCAGATATGATGTTTTTTCCGATTGTAGGACTGTTGGCAATATCTAATAATTTGCCGCCATCATTTACAATAACAAATTCTATTTCGCCGACACGATTGCTCCATACTGAATTGATAGTCCTGACCAAATGAGGGTCATTTATTGTCGGAATTATTACTGATGTTTTAACTTTCATTTACGCCTCCGGCTAATAACCTTTTGACCGTTACGGTCTCATTTACATCTAAAGTGCTTGTAGGATTTGCTCGGTTAAGTCCCATCCTCTTGTTGGTGTCGTCCCATATTGCCTCAGACGTCTCCAGTTTCTTCCACCGCTTTGCGGTATTGTCCCAAAAGAGCAGTTGCCCATCGGCAGTGCCGCTTTCTATGCGCGGGTCTATTATTGGGTGAATTTCCATTATCTTGTAATCTTTTTAGGTTTTCGCTTTCTTTCCGGATATGTCGTAGCCGTCATTAAACCCAAACTTTTTGTTATTGCATCAAAGGCATCTAATTCGCCACCCAAAAATGCAATGAGGTTCTGCATAGGAATAGGCATTGCCGAGCGTACTTGGTATAAAGCATAGGACGGTATTTGTGCTGGCTCTATTGGTTTTGCACCACTTCTGCTATATTTCACGAGCCTTCCGGAGTTTTTACCGTCTTCCGTAATTCCAAGTAATTCGCCAATCGTAGTAAATTCCCGCCCAGCCCAATCCTGACCTATCATCATATCCAGCATAATTCTCGATACGACACTACCTTTGTGTTTCATTGATATGAACGGATGAACAACAAATTTCACAGGGTCTCTAAAATGACCAAGCAATGAGAAGTATTTCCTCTTATCGTCAACACCGCCCATAGCTTTGTAGATAGGAGTTATGTCAATATCCAACCATCTTAATCTTCCGGTTTCCCACGCTTTTCTGTATCTTTCGACAAAATCATCATCATCAAAAGCCGATAACAAAAGATTAAAAAGAATAGTTGCCCCTAATCCTTTTGCCGCTATCCTACCCCAGAACATTCTATGCAAATAACCTGTCTCACCTTTCTTGAAAGCATCAACCGCCGACCGGATATTCGATTCCGTCCAGTCAGGAGCAAGAGCCAAAAGTCTAAAGATATGCTGGGCTGTTTGACTTCTACCCATACGACCTAAATGCAAGCCGCCAAAGTCGTTGTTCATTAGATTGGCAACCGCAGCAGCAATCTCGTCCGCAGTTATATCGCCTACCTCTAATTCGGCCTGATTCCTTTTTAATGCTGCTTTCAATTCCAAAATACCAGCCTGTATCTTTAAGGCTGGCCCCATTTTGTTGAACAAGAATCGTTCCTGTCTCTTTCTTAGAGCTACAAGTTTCTCCCTTACAACCTCCGTTGGTTTGGTGTGAGCCAATGCCCTGCCCCAGATAGTTTGCTCGCCCTCTATCATTCGAGGGTCATAATCCTGTATCCGTCCAATAGTAAGGCCATTCCGAACCAACAACCGGACTTCCGGTGTCATATTCATTATGGATTGCCTGCCTTTTTCGTAAGCAGTTTTAGGATTCAAACCCCTACTACCGAAAGCGTAACTTCTTAAAAATGCCTGATGGTGATAAAGACTTGTGAAAAGAATAGTGGATTTTATCTGGGCATTGTATCTCGATATAGTTTCAATGCCAGGCACTTTGTATAAGGCCGATGGTGTAAAGACCTTGTTGAGTTTCTTGCCAAGTTCCGGTTCGGCATAGACCGGCACGCGCTCCATTAAGTCGCCTTTTTCTGTTACAAAGAAGTTCCTGCCATAAGTTTTTGCTTTCTCTGCTTTGCCAGACCATTTCCACGTAGTAAAACCTGGATGCTCGACTCTCACCCAATCGGCAGGTTGTTTGTGAGATAATAGTCCCCATTTTTTGCCCATCTTCAATAGTTCTCTGCCGACTATTGCCTGATTGATTTGCGATTGAGCTATCTGCGTAGCAAGGGTAACATCCTTAACTCTTAATGTTTTACCCTTAGCCCATCCCTCCATTATGCCGCCTTCAAGAGTTCTGGCTTTGGCTCTTGCAGTTGTTGTACGAAAACGAACACGAAGTGCCTCTTTCCTTGTGGGCTTTTGCCACAAGTGGGCTATATAATTCTCTCTGGCGTTAGCGATAATCTCCTTATCAATAGCCAATGCGCCAGCTTCCCTGTTCTGTAGAATTATACTATCGGCTATCTTCTTAATCTTGGTAGGCAGGTTCTTCGATAACTCATATATTTCCTTTTGCAACTTGGATATTTCTTCCGCAAACTGACGACCGGATGGATGTTCTTTCAAGTCGATATATAACATCATAGCCTGCGACATCTTGGAAGTATCAATATCGCTTTCAGGCGCATACACCTTTTTATCAAGAGCCTTGATAATGGCTTCTTGGTTCTTTATAGTGGCTACATTGATTTCCAGTTCCCGCTCATCGTACTCCCGCCAGTAACCTTCCATTAAGTTTACTGCATTTTGTGTTTCAGAATCAGAATCGGGAGCCTGAGTTTCGATTTCCTTTTGTACTTCTGACGGTGTAAAACTCTCTTTGACCTGCTTCGGTATTATTTCCTTTTCAAGTTTAATAACTTTTTGTATTGGTCTTTCAGCAGGTTTCTTTACTTTAGTTGGCTCTGCCTTAGTTACGGGCTGGGGTTTGATAACATCATCCCTTTTTAGATATTGCCCTTGCTCATTTATGAAGCCTGCATCTATAACCTTGCGGCCTTTTGGCACTTCTTTGACTAAATCGTAATGAGTAGTATCGCCCTTTATAATTGAGCCGTCATCCAACAGAAAACCAACACCTACAACATTAGCTTTTTCCTTCGCACTTAACGGCACAGTTTCTTGTAATAATCCAGCCGCAATAGGTTCTATTCCCTTACCTTCTTCTGCTACTCCTACCGCCTCTGGCTTAGTTATGGCCTCAGCGGGCTTCTCTGGGGCTGGAATGGCCTCCTCAGCAGGTGGTTTATATACATCAGCCTTGACATCATTCCGCACCTTATCGAGTTCTTTGCGGATTTCAGCCTTGTGTTCGGAAGTTAAAGTCTGTTCGGCATCTACGGCATCCTGAATTTTATCTATACGGTCAAGTTGCTCCGCTACTATTACGGGAGCCCCAGTATAGCCTGCGGCACTAAAGACCCCCGCCATAGCAAGCTCCATTGGGCCGCCCGCAGCCATAGATTCCTTTACGTTTGCCATCCATGCTTGAGACCTATCAGTGAATACCCATCGCCAAAAGTTTTGGTTAAACTCTTGAGAACCTTCCTCTGCCGTACCTCTTACGAAGGCCTTAGTCCCTTCCCATAATATTTTCGGAAGGCCATCAGATACCATCTTTCTAAAGTTCTTCATCAGGCCAAGTTTCTTACTCAATGTCCATTGCTCAATAGTCGCTTCGCCTACGCCAGTAAGGGTTGCTTGGGCAAAAGCAGGAACAACATCAGTACCTTCTTTTCTGGCATCAGCATAAACTTGCCCCGTAATCGGCAAGGCCATTGCTGTTATGCCTAATGCTGGGCCGCCAAGCGTAACACCCAAAATTCCTTCAAGTATCATAGGGCCGGACTCTATTAGTCCCTGCAACAAATTCTTCGGATTATAGACATATTCTTTTAAGGTTTCCACATAACCAAGACCAGGTGTAATTTGTATTGCTTCAGCCTTGTTTTCTTGATAATATTGGTCAACAGCAGTCAGCATCATATTAGACCATTCAATGAGTTTTTCAGATTGCTCTATACCCCAATCTCTTACTACTGGGAATAGAACTTTCTTCCTTCTCGCTTTCGGTGTTGGCAGGGTTAATTCGCCAACCATCTTAGCTTTCCCAGCTAATCCCTTGACCATCCACATTCCCGCTCGTCTAAACCCGTGTCTTATTACACCAGTATAATTCTTTGCTCCTTTATAATAATCGCTATATTCTTCCATTGCCTTTTTAACATCTATTGGTTTGTTGAAAGCTATCTTGTTAAGCTCATCCAAAAGGTTAAAGGTAATTTCAGGTGGCTTGCCAAGAATGATAGAATAAAACAAGCTATTAGACATCCTATCTTTTGTTTCGTCAGGTTTCTCGGTCATCCCCACAATTCGACCGAAATCATATTTGACATTCAAGGGAACGAGAGAATCTAAATCTTGGTCAAATAGTTGCTCAAGTTGTTTATCATACTCCCAAACACCAGGTAGTTTCTCTCTGGATAGGGTTATCATCCCGTAGTCCGATGGTTCATCCAATACAAGTTTTGGCTTATCCAATACAAGTTTGGCCATTATTCTATCCTATACTTCTTACCACCTTTTATTACTTTCCAAACTCCATCTTCCAAGAAAGCATCGGGATATTCTGGATATGGTGATTTTTCTCCGCCTTCTTTCTTAACACCCAATACCTTTCTTCCCAAAATACCGAATGGGGATTGAAGCCAAATATTAAATGCTTTATTAAATATACCTTCAACCTCATCCGATATTAAATCATCATAAAACTCCGCCGCTTGCTTTGCGGTTGCGTTCGGGTTTTCTTTGAAATATTGCACTAATTTCTCGTTTGCTATATCCCATTTCATACGTTCATCAGCATCAGTTTCTCTTTTATCAAAAAGTTCATCCAATGAATTAAAGTACAACTGTGCTCTTGGCGTTTTTAATGGTTCGGCTTTGTCGTCCCTTATTTTTTTGAATTCCTCAGCGTCATCCCAAGTCAAACTATTAGGTTTTACTAAACTCTCAAGCCATTCATCCGTTACAGTTTGTGGACTTTTTGTTACTTCTCGCAATGTATCCCAACGAACTTTTCGATTGGTCGTAGCAGTAACAATTTCCTCCTGCCGTTTCCTTCGAGCTATCAAGTCATTACGCTGAGCACCAGTTAAAACACGGGCATCATTTATAAATTCATTCGCCTGATTTATTGGCATTTTCTTAGCTTTTTGCCAATATGAATCAATTAAATTTAATTCTGCACCAGCAGCAGCCATTCTTTTGGTCTGCGCAATAATTCTCGCTCCATCGCTTTTATCAAATCCATCTACATTCCTAACTGTTTCTGCTATGAATTCTGAGAATTTACCATATATTCCTGATTGCCTTATCTCGGTTTGCTTATTAAATACCTCTGCAATACGGTTATCTAATATTCTGGCTTTCTGAGCCTCCTTAACGCTATTTTCCCATCGAGGTTGTCTGCTGTTTAGGAAAAGTCCAAAGTTAGCAACGGCTTTTCTGTTAGTTAATATCGCCCCAGTTGATGATTGAATAGTCTTAAGAGATTTCTCGTATTCTTTCATATATGTTTCAGGGTCTAAATTACCCTCAAAAGACAGACTAAGCCTATTCATTTCTTCAACAGCTAATCTCTCAGCCCAACTTCGTTGTGTAGTAGCTTGAATATCGTAATACTTCATTCCGAGGTTAGCTATCGCCCCGCCAAATCCCGCGATAGCGCCCGCAAGCTCCTGGCCGCCAGTTCTCACATCCAGATTGGCGCGGACGGCGGTAGTTGGTACAACTCCGAGTTTCTCAGGAGCGCGTTGAATTGGAAAACGAGCGTCAGCCATATATTAGTCTCCGTATGCTGCTCCAAAACCTGTAAGCAGCGTACCTCCTGCCCTGTAATACGATGCTACTCTCTGGGCTTTGCCTCTTCGCCTGTATAGTTTGCCTTGCAATCTATCAAGTTCGGCTTGGGTTTCAGCCCTTCCCGCTCCCACCTCGCCACCGAATCCTATCATAAGATTCTCAAGTTCCAGTTCGGCGGCTTGTTCGGCGGCCAAGTCCGCTGCCACAGGGCTACCAAGGCCCCCAGCGGCTCCCAGGGCGGCAGTTAGCGTGCTCTTGGCCCTTGCAGCCCTCTTTGCCTGTCTTTTCGACTCAAAGCCCGCCTTCTGCCTTAATGCCTCAGCCTCCCGTTCCTGGACAAGGGCGTTATATTCGGCTATGTTCTGGGCGGATTTGGCCTGGGCTTCAGCCACGCGACCCGCCTGAAGAGTACCGACAACACTAATGCCTGTACCAGCAACTATCATAGTTGTTGCGTACTTAGTCAAAAAAGCCTTTGAAGCAATTGCTAATGAAGCCATTTATATCACCTTTACGTACATTGACGCGTCTTTGTCGCCTACAAAGTTTTTCATAATACTTTCCTTCTCAAAGCCAAGATGCTGAACCATACGAATAGCTTCAGGAAAGTCCATTTCCACGTAAGCCTGAAGTCTCTTGATTCCGTGTTCCTTTACGAATATATCCATCCATTCCTTTACGACCCGATACGCAGGTATTATATGATTGCCCGCGCAATCAGTAATATCCACCCAAGCCCAAGCGGTAGTAAGATTTATCAATCTAAAACCGCCTATTCCCAAAGGTTCCCCTTCGTGCTCAAGCGTATAACAATAGTCAATACATTCCGGCTGCCGCTTCAATATCCCACGACTTATGGAATGGTTAGAAACGAAAATAAGGTCTTTTTCTGTAGTTTCACGAAATTCCATTTATTAGGCCTCAAAATCACCCCCCCAAGCATAATAAGATATAATTTCCCAGGAACCTGCAACGACACACTCCAAAGTAACGGTTTCGCCTGCTGCATTTAGGATTAGATGGTCGCCCGCTCCGCCACCACGAATTGTTTCTGTCCCATTAGGGTCAATGTGCATCTCATCAGCACTTAGTGATGTAAAGGTGTATCGTAGTCCTATTGTTGCGGCGGGTAAATCAAGTTCTACTTTAACACCAGCACCGCTGTTGGTTATATTCAAACCACATTCACCGATATTAAGTGTCGTAGGGTCTGCTGTTTTAGCCACTGTGAGATTACCGTCAATGGTATTGCCATAAACAAGTATATTAGCTCCAACGGCGGCAATGGCAAAAGGTGTACCACTCGAATCATCATCGTTATTTATTACCTTAAGTTTGTTTGCAAGGTTAGTAACCGATATGCCATAGTTTGTACAACTCTTAGTTCTATTCCCCGATATTGTAATTCTATCATCATTAGTGCCAGAGACTATGATTCCCGAATCAGAGGCAGTATCAATTAAATTATTTGAAATAATCCCATCAACCAAAGAATGAACTCGGATGCCAACCACCGAGTTTCTACATATATTACCCTCTATCACAACATCTTCTGCGATGGCGATATAAATATCTCTCGTCGTCGCCCCATCCTCGCAGATATTGTTTGAGATTACAACGCCCTTGGCATAATTGACTTCAATCATGTGAGTACCAAGAGCATCTAAAAATGTGTTATTGCTGATTGTCACATTTTCAATATAAGACGTTGCGGCTCTACCATTGACAATAATGGGTCTATAGCAATCACTGTGAAAAACATTCCCGACTATAGATATATTCTTGCCTGGATTTGTATTATCACCTTTTGGAAAGATAACAAGAGCCGCATCGCCAGTGGTGGCACCAATATTCTCAAATGTATTGCCCGAAATTGTAATATTCTCACTCTGCCTGCTAACAATAGCGTTGTATTGGCAATCGACAAAGTGATTATTGCTAATAATAGTGAAATCACCCCAAGCTGTAATTCCTTCCGCAACAGCACCATCAAAAGTACAGCCACGAACTATGTGGCGTTCACCAAGATTAAAACGAACACTAAGATATTCAGCACCTAAAAAATAGACGTTCTCAATCAAGACATCAGTGCAAGATGTCAAGTTTATATTGGCAATTCCCAGATTTCCAGTAACCGCATCGCCCTTCCTGTTTCCATCTATCTTGAAGTCTTTGAATATCAATCGAACTTTGGTATCGGCAGCGAAGATGTCAATATCAAGAGTTTCTGTCTTAATCACAGAACCCCAACCGACACCACAAACCATAGTATCACTACTGAGAGGTATTGCAGAAGTTATAAGCCACGTTCCTTTAGGAAAGAATAATGTGCCTCCCGCCGCAGCGGTAGCAGCATTCTGGATTGCCGTTGTATCATCAGTGGAACCATCACCAACCGCACCATAATCCCTAACATCAATTACATGGTCTAAATTTATAACGGCCTTGGCAGCCAAGGCGTTTGTCGCCTCAGCCATATTCGTGCCAAAAGTAGTAAAGCTCACACTTCCTTCTTCGACCGAAACCGAAGCTGCAACATTGCCACTGGCATCGAAAGTCAAATTCTTACTGGCTCTGTCAATGGCATTGGGTAATACTGTAGTTAAAGAAGGGTCTGTTTCAGGAAAAGTTATTGCCTTGCCAATCGCATCTTTGTTTTCTATTGCCAACTTCGTGTTCTTATCCAGTGCATCCTCGATATTCTCAGCGTTGAAAGAGCCTCCTTGCTCTAAGTCTAAAGATTGTGTTTTTGGCGTGTTTCTGATTATATGGATTTGCTCCGTTAGTTCAATGGCTGTAACAGTAGTGAGTGTGCCGCCAATATCCCCGACAATTTCCACTGTGTAGTTAGTTGTCTCGTCAAGTGTGGTTTCGACTCCGGTGGCTGTCACCCTTTTCTTAACCAGCAAATCACTTGTGGCCGTGATTGGAAAAAGAAAAGGTACTTCCTGTCCAATTGCACCACTGCCTACCGCCGATGTTCTGTTCGTTTGTGTGGCTACTGTCATTAGATTATCTCCCTACTTTTTCTGTTCTCAGTATAATTGCACGAACTGTTGCAGGTAACGGGTCTGAACCTGAAATCACAATATCGACATCCTTAGTAAAGCCACCTTCAAAGGTCAAAGCATCTGTGTCACCTGTAAATAAGTCAGGTGGACTACCATAGGATTCAATGGTACGAAAATCTATTTCTTTTTGGTCTGTGCCATCACCATATTTCACCCCGCCCGATGCAAATAAACTCAATACTATCTCCGGCGTTATCATAATACTGCCGTGAGTAGTCCCTGCCTGAGTTACAACATCTGGTCTCATCGGTGAGACCTGATATGTATATGGCAAACCCGCTACAACCCTGTCCCCAGCCTCGTCTATTGTTGTAATACCATTTGCTACGGTTTTGCTTGCCTGTACTGCGCCATCTACCAATACTGCAAGCTCCTTTCCTTCGAGATGAGCAACTTCGATTGTTGTATCCCCACCCGTATCGACTACTCCGGCATCAACAAAAAAGGAATCAGCGGCACTTGTGGTCGAACCCCAATCCCTCGGCTGCATTTCTTCGATAAACCTCACGGTCGAACCGTTGATAGTTCTTCGGACTGTCAGGGTAATTACATCCTCGCTGGTACTCGGCGTTACACATACGGATTCGGCGATACCGTCACCACCAAGAGGATGTTCCGCAAAAGCGACCACATTCTGCTCGCGCTCATAGGTCATCGAAATCAGGTAGGGACTATTGGATATGGTAAACCATATAATCGAATCAGGATTCTTCTGGACGGCAAGACTTGTTATCCCGCCACTTGTTATATTCTCGGCAAGGGCGGTCAAGTCCGGCGAGACATATTTCAGCTTATCTTCGCTCCAGGTATATTCCCTTACTTTCCTGGCAACGTAATCCACGAATATAATTGCCTCGTTTACCTCTATTGCCTGAATATTGGCGCTGCCGAATTTAGTCTGTTGTTTGAAGCTAAAGTTCGTGGGAGTCAATGCCTCATCAATGGTTGTTGACCTAATCCTCCATTCACCACCTGATGTGCCAGCAACCAAGACCTCGAGTGAACCCAACCACCTGCCCCTATCAGCAGTTGGCAAGGTTATTGTGAAAGCGGAATCATCTAAAATTCCAGAGGTGAAATTCTCAAATCTACCTGTTCGACTTAGCCATATATCCTGCTGGTCTGAATTGGTAAAACCATAAATAATATGCTCTCCAAAGAATGTAACCGCAGAAGGCCAGCCCCTAACGTAAGACCAAGAACCTTCCGCCCATCTCTTAGTAACTGTATTTTCCGGAGCCGCCGCTATAGCAGTAGCAGTCGCGGAAACTGTCGAAGCAACAGCAGTTATTTTGAAGATACTGGATTGAGTGCTTTCATTTACTATAAGGTCGGCATTTAGTTCGCCACTTCCCCAATCAGTTATGTATATTCTATATTGAACATTATTGTCCTCTTCAATGTCTGTTCTTACTATATTTCGAGTTCCTTCTCCAATAGGGCGGGCTTCTATACGCTTTCGCTTATAATAATTTTTGAAACCTCGCTCATCATCGCTTTTCTGGACATTTCGCGTGCCACTACCACCAATTATTACCGATACGTAACTCCTGAATGTCTCCCAATTAACACCATCCTCCATCCTTTGTATTTCTACTGTAGCGTCCCAATTTCCATGTGTCGTAAATGTCCAACTTCCTTGAACGTCTATTGCCTCACCTACAATACCAGTTCCAGTTGCCGTACCCTTTGTAATTGTCTTTTCTCTTTTATGCGTCAACTTAAACAGAGCATCAATATGACCCGAAGCGCCTGTGACAAATGTCGCAGCAGAAGCAGTAAGAGTGACCGTACCACCAGTCACCATTATTTCACCATCATCCGTACCATCATCTATTTCTTCGTTGGCATATATGGTTTGTGTAGTCCCAACATAAGTCGTATCATTGGTAGCACTTACGGTAAAAGCACCATCGTTGCCGGTAGAACCAGTGACATAAAACCTTGCGTTTGCAGGAAATAAAGAAGATAAAGATGTGGCACTTTCTATCGTAAAACTACCAACGCCATCCACACCCGCCGTTGCCGTACCTACCGTGTATCCCGTAGCCTTAATTGTCACATCATCATCCTCGGCGATATCGTTTCTCTCGATGAACGGGCCTTTCTCAAAAGGGATAGCATCGAGTGAAAACTCAGTAGCCGAAACCCTTGAGAATTTCCTTGGTCGATAAGAGGGATGGATAATCCACATCACATCCGCCGATTGCTCGAATTGCAACTGGAACAAGTCGGCCTCAAGATACGGAGAGGCTATATCGGTATCAACGGCGGAATCACCGAAATATACATTGATAATCTGGTCTGAAAACTCTACCTTGTAAGCAATGGTAGCAGAATAAATAAATGCCACCATTCTTGATTTTACATCGTCATCATCCACGTTGGCAAGATACTTCGTGCCTGGCCGCCTCGTTACCGGCCCGTAAATCAATGGTATCATATTCTCAAGAATTCTACAGCCGGAGGAATACTTCTCTGTATCAGAACGGACATCTATTAATGGTGTCAACTTGCCGGCGTTCAGAGATATTACGGGAATATTCGCCATTACCTCCCAAACCCATAAATATTATGAACTTTATTTGATTCGATAAGTAAAGAATCTAATTGGTCAGACAATGATTCGAGCGTATCGCCATCCGCGCCAATTAGGGTATCTGTAAAATCATCGCCTTCGATAAGAACACAATCAACTTCCGTCCGATATTCGCCAAATCCAACCTTTTTCGCACCATCATCAACAACTACAACATCACCAGCAACTAAGGCTGTTGATGGTGTGGCCGTATAGTAACCTGTTGCACCTATCTCCGGCAAATTCTGGTCGGCAGCGCCTCTGGCATTTCCATCAGGCTGAAACGCACTAAAAGTCAATGTCTCGCCCGACATAAAACCAAATTTGACTTCGTTTGCCATTACGCACTTCCAAGTCTTGAATCTATCCTGCCGCCACGAGTGGCCCTAACATCAACCCAGGTAAACTTAGACTCCCTACCTGACAGATTCGCTTCTTGTCTGCTTATAGCTCTAACTGAAGGCATTAAAAGTTTAAGGTCGTCTTTAATGCTTTCTTTTAGCTTTGGGTCGGTTTTCGCCAAGCCAGTAATGAGTTTTAAGTCCAGTTGCAAGACAAGCACCTGCACAAACAAAGGGTCAAACTCAGTGACATCCGTGACTCTCTTGGTGTATCTTATCTTCGCAGTAGAATCGTTTGTCAGAAACCTCTGGCCTTCAATGGCATGGGAACGCCTTGAGTTTCTGCCTGGTTCGTTGTTTTCCTCAAAGACAGACCTTAAATATAGAAAGTTATTAGGTAGTATGAACTGGTTGTCCCACTCAAAGTCAGGGTCGGTGACATCCTGGGCCAGAGTTGACCTGTCAGCGGAAAACGGCCAATAGAAGGAACGCAAAAGAGCATCTCTCGTTGGCTCGTAATGGAGACGGCATTTAATTGCTTGCTCTGAACTATCCGTCTCAAAGTTGTTTATCCGCTTGGAGCCAATGTCGGACAGGCTCAGATTGCAGATTTTAGTCACACTGAGAGCCATTACGTCTCCTTTATCTTAACCTGAAACTCCAACTCAGCAGTATCATCGGCATTTACCAACCAGGCAAAACTCGTAGCTTGTGCTTGGGTCAATCTTAGGTTCTTTATGCGAATAGTGTCACCGTTGGTCTGGGTGTGAAACTGTACCTGGTCTGCCCTCGTATGAAAGATACATTCTGATTCAACTTCTGGCATAATGTCTCCTTATGCTGGTGCATCAATATATTCAACATAAATGTGGAATAAAGCATCGGTATCAGAGAGGACGTACATCGCAGTATTGGCCGAAAGTTCAAGTCCCCATTTGAAATCCTTTTGCCAACTCGAACCCAATGCCGTACTCTCTAATTGTATTGGTCCTATTAGTACCGTTGCAGCGCCATTATTAAGCGAAATAGCCTGATGTGCAGCCACATTTATACTAAGATGAGTAACAATCAATCTCCTGCCAGCACCAGGCGCATCCACTATTATTTTAGCTGCTGCTGAATCATCGTCCGTACCATTGAGATAATGCCTCGTAGCACCAAGTGGTAAATCCTGAGACAAATTTTTCAATACGCCTGTATTTGAAGCATCTAATTCTACTGCCATAATTTATCTCCTTAACTGCCTCTGTGTGTTTCAGGATATTCTGCTTGGTCTATTGCTGCTGGCGAAGTCGTTGCTGCGATACCAGCAGCGTCCCCACTACGAGGTAAATCGGGGTAATAGGCGCCAGTGAATGCTGTCGCCGTATTGGTTTCGTGAATATCACCGTAAGTTTTGATTTCACCGATGGCGGTTTCATTATTCACATAATACAAATCCGCCATATTGTCTATGTCATCCATAGTCATATCACCAATTTCTTTGTGAGGATTGTGGGTTATATACCATACGAATCCCCAGAATGCCATTCCTGCTGAAGCCATAATTTAATCTCCTTAATCGTGTCCAAATATTCTTCTGTAATTCTTTCTGTACCGTGGGGTTGTGGGCTTCATTATAATCCGGCCCGAACTTATACGGCTACTATCGCTATTACAGTAACCTGCTTTAACATTTCGGCGAAGAGCCTCCTCTCGGACATCCTGATTCCAAGAAACTACTTCGCCGCCAGATTTTGCACGTTTCAAGATTTCCAAAACATGAACCTCGAAAGCCAACTACGCTTCGGCATCAATTTGTGTCCACAATCTCTACACTTGCGAAACCATACCCCATCTTTCATACGAGGAAAGACGAGGTACGATTTACATTTAGGACATTGAGGATTTGGACTAACTAATCCCATCTGTGCCGAAGGAAACATCATTTTTTCTTATCTTCTTTTTTGTCCCCTTTTTTGGGAGGCATTGGTTTCATTGTTTTTGGGTCAACTTTCATAATTCTTTCCTTAAAATAAAAATAGTAGGGGGCCGAAGCCCCCCACCTGTTAAAAACTTACGTGCTGCACATCAACATAATTCGCGGGCCTGGAAGAGCTGCAGTACCATAATCAAGAAGGTATCCTGCGTATTGGTTAGCAGTAGTAATACCAGTATGGGCCTCTTCGCCTATACCTCCATTCCCAGCCCAAAACACAGTTCTCTCATCCTCCAGAGGGTCATCAAGGGTTGCGTTAACCGGCGAAATTATCGCCGGCCCCCAAGTCTGAATCCAGACATTCTTGGCAGTGGCACAGCTTACACAGGGAACACCAAGCCATGCTGAATAATGGTCGGTAGTTTCTGCAACGGAAAAATACGGATTCTCAAAAACTTCCATATAATCCGTACCACCTACAACAGGTTGATGTATCGGGAAATCCAAATATAAGTCAACAGTAGTATCAGACTTAGTATTCCCAATAATACCTCTCACAAAACTTGTGTCGAAATCGCCGAGGTCGTACAACAAAAGCTGACCGCCAGCCAAATCATCTTCAGCACGAGAACCAAGCGTAATCGTTACCAGACGGGAACCAGCCGAGTGAGACGCGGGGGCAACTGTGTACCCTAACGCGGCATCAAGCATACCTCGACAGCCATGATAAGATTCAAGCTCAGAACCAGCCAAAGCATACTTAAATACTCGACCATCCCAAGAAAGAAATCTTGTGCCATAAACGAAACGCTGAGTAGATTCGTTAGTGTAAGGACCAAGTTGAAGTTGATGCACTCCACCAACAGTAGTAAAATCCTTCGGAGTAGCGGCCCAATCAAGGGGCCTAAATGGTTTTGTAAATATCTTAGACATTTTAGTCTCCTTTCTATTATGAGGTATCGAGGTTAATCGAAACCACCGCTGGGCCTTCAACTCTCGTTGCGCCAATGGACATCTCGACGTAAACCTGGGTCGAGTAGTTCTTGTCGTCTCGTTCCGTAATACGAACCGTAGGTTCCTCAGAAATTGCGAGGACAATCGCATCCTGGGCAAAGGCATAGCAGTTGGTAGCACCGGTATCGACGGGGTCAGCGACAAGTCTCGTTGACTTGAGGAACTTGAAACCCATATAGGTATCAATCTGACCCTGTGCTAAAGCCTTCACAGTATTATAATCGGAACTTTTAACCTCTGTGGTATTGAGTAACTGGTTGATGTTGTACGGGTTTGTTACAAAATACCTTTGACGAGCATCGTCAATCTCGGCATCGTCGAGCAACTGCTTACAGGTAAGCAACTTGGCGATAGTCAACGGTGTCTCGGTGGTATCGTCGTGGTCGCTTCCGGGGGCTTCAATCACACCATCGGATTCTATGAGCCGACATTCACCGGCATCGTAGTTGTTAATCGTAATACCGCCTGTGTGTCCACCGTAAGCAACCCCGCCCAATGCCTCGATTATCACATCGTCAATCGAACGATTGAACGCCATTACAGCGTTCTGGGCGTAAGTTGATTCCGGGTCGATAAGCATTTTGAGCCTATCGACATTATCAATCAAGTCAGCCCAGTTGTAGTCCGCCATCGTCAACTTTCGCCTGGAGTGCGGGGTGGAGATTAGCGGCGTATCACCGTGCCGAGCGCCTATCAACTGTGCTTCGGTAGCATCAATGCGCTCAACGAACATAGTATCGCCAGTAACGTCCTCCATCCTCGCAACCACACGCAGTCTCGACTCCTTCTGCTGTGATAAGAGCAGAATGTTAGCCTTGAACTGGTCAACAAAGGCAGTGGTAATCTGAACACTCATTAGATAACCTTTCCTTTAAGTTTTGATTTAGCAGAAAGGTTATCCTTGCGGGTCTTTCCTACGTCCCGTCGTTCACGGATGGACTACCATCATCCCTGAGTTCCCTTGCGGGGTTGTCCCACTATAAACGCTTAAGCAGGGTCTTTCGGTTGTCCTACCTTAGCGTGCTTTTTAACTCCTAAAGATTTTAACACACATACATAACAAATGTCAAACTTATTTTTTCCAAACGCCTTTTCAACTTTCCTTCTTGCCGGATGAGCGCCCAGCAATGCAATAGACTTGCCAGGCCAAATTTTGCCATCCTCATTCCTTAAATCTTCGCCGCATACGTCACAATTCATTTTCTCGGAGCCTCCACGAATCCTGTTTTAAGGTGCTTGTCCCTCTCTTGGAACAATAGTGATACTTTCTTCACCTGGTCTTGGTGCTGTTGTTTCGTGAATCCGTGCTTTAGATAATCTTTACCATAAGCCTTGTTAGCTATTTCGGTATTTATCTGCTCCTGTATAGCACCTGGAGTCGGTATCGTAGTTACAATCGGAGAACCAGTCTCCTGAAACTTCGCACCGAGGTTCGCGGAATACTCAATGAAGTCGGGGTCGTTGCCGAACTTCTCAAGAAGTCGCTCTTTGAACTCCGCGTCTCCCATAGTCCCACTCTCCACCGTTGCGTTGCCGAGGTGCTTTCTCTGCTCGTAGGCGTTGCCCCACTTCGCATACAGACCATTTTTGAGAGTAGTGGTTTCAATTTCTGAATCCTGTGCGTTCTTCGCAAGCAGAGCTATCACGTTGTTGTTATTGAACGCAAACAACGCATCGGCCTGCTTTTTACTCAAGCCTATCTTGTGGAACAATTCCTGAGCGGCGGTTGCCAATTCCTGACTATAATGCTCTTCCGGCAATTCGTCCGGTCGTTTAAGATTGTAGTCCCCCGCTGTGTCCGGTCTGCCGCCCGCAACGTGGAAAGTCTCCCAATCAGCATCGCTTGACGCCTCGTTGGGTTTGACAATCTTGTCCTTGCCAAAAGCCTTTTCGGCACTTGCCAGAGACTTCATCACTCCTTCAAAATTGCTCACTCTGTCGAATACCTTGTCGCCCCGAATGTCCTCCGGCAACGTGTCCCTCCAACCCTCCTTTAATTCACCGTTTGCATTGACAAGCGGGGTTGGTTCAGTTGTCCCTTCTTCTGTCATTTTTTAATTCCTTAATTAACTGATGTTGTAGTTGGTATTTGTTTTGAGGCTTCTATTTCCGCCACGATGTCTTCTTTAGTTCTACCGTCCGTTGGAATACCGAGCCGGTGAGCTTGGTGCAGCCAATCTAACTTTTCCGGCGTCTCCACAGTTTCTTTTATCTCGATAGGCTTCTTGCTCGTAAACTGCTTTTTGTTTTCAGGGTCATTCAGATACTTGTCAGCCGTAGGGACAAGCAGTTCGATATGGAAGGTCTCCGTTTCCACGCCGGGATTGTTTTCCGAGAATATTTGCTGTTCTTCACTTGTTTCGCAAAAATATATCCTTTTCCCAGCGATGATTTCAATGACATCTTTCGTTTCATTCATACTTTAATCCTTTGCTCTTTCTTGTTTAACTATATTCGGGTTCTTTGCCAACATTTTACCTATGTGAAGTATGATACTGCGCTGGCCTTCCTTGTAGGCAGTGCCAAGCGCGTTGTTATCAACGTAAGTCGGCTCGTTCTCATTACAAAGAACAGACAACCTCCCAAGAACTCTCTTGCCACCTTCGGAGGTAAAGGTGTTCTGAAAATCCATTACCAACTGCTTTTGTTTATCTTCCCTGTCTATTTCTTTCTTCCTTTAGACTTTCTGTGGCCTGGCCTGCTTTTGTATTTACCTTTTTGTTTGTGTGGCATTATTTCTTTTTCCTTCTGACTGGTGCTCCGCCTGCACGAGCGCCCATGAACCTTCTTTGCCTACCAGTTAGTTTATGGCCACGCACACTCCCATGCTTGATTATCTTTTTTGCTTTTGCCCGTGTAAGTTTTGCCATTTTTACACTTCCATCAAAGCCTCTGCCGGACTGCCACTTTCCGGAGCCTTCGTAGCCCCAGGATAGGCTTTGCCGGCCATCTCAGCCATTTCTGCTGCCTGTTGCGCATCCTGTTGTGCCTGGCGAGCCTCTCGTTTTTCTTCGACCTCATCGGAAGAGTTCATGTCCTCTACACTCACACCCAGCGTCTCACCCAAACGCCTGTAACCACCGTCGAAGTCAATATTGTCCGTAACCGGAAAGACGGCATTCATTTCAATGCCGGCCCCAACCCACTGCTGAAATCCCCTGGCCTGCTGAGATTTCAGTTCCATAGCAAGTCTGCCAATATACTCAATTTTGAACGACTTGCCCTGCATCTCAGGCGGCAGCGGTGGAAGTTCTCCGTTCCTAAAGAGAAGCATAATGTCCCTGGTAACAAGAGGGGTGAGCCATTCCTCCTGCAATCTGCCTATGGGCGGGCCAAGTCTCTGCAACCCTTCAACCAGACGCTCCCTTATCTCAAGGGTGGTTCTGCGGTCTCCCTTCAAGTCCCTCAACTGGACAAAAACATCATTAAAGAACATCTTCTTAACCAAATCCTGCTCCATCTCAAGAATATCTTTGCTTATCGGGAAATTGCCCCTTACACCTTCATCAATAGCCTTGATGGAACCAGTCTCGGTTACGTAATTCAAAGCACCTGGAAATACTTTCACTTCACCCTCAAAGCTTTCAAGTATTTCTCTTGGCGGATTGTTCCATTTATTTCCACATTCCTTCAAGTCTTTCTTCATTACCTGCAAAACTCTCACTGTGGGGAGTGCAAAAGTACCCTGCCCCCTGCCCCAGACCTCATTGGATGATTTCGTCCATCTCGGAACCGCGTAAGGAAATTCAGGATTGCCACCCTCAAAGACAACCACCTTGTCCTTCACGGATACGTCTATGGCCTCGTAAGGCATATTGAGAGGGTCTGTGAGAGAGGGATTCCTTTTCTCCCGCGGCCTGGAAAAACGAATGAACCAGAATATATCACTCTCTTTCTTCTTGTCCACGTCTCCCATCGCCTCCAGAACCGACTTTCCGGCCTCGTCACCCCACTCTTGAACAGCCTGCCTTGCCGTATAGGGGAATTTTATCATAACAGTATCTATGCGACCCTTATTGTTCTCCATTATGAGATACTGGCCAATATCATAATCCCGGTAGTTCAAACCTATGCCCGGAACCCATTCGGAATACAAATTGCCCGTCCCAAAGACGCTGATAGACCTCAAAGTCTCGTTTGCTTGGAGCATGAAATTGGAATTAGCCCGCTTCTCATGCGAAATCTCCGTTATCCTCCCCAACGCCTGCTTGACAGGCTCCAATTCATTTAGTGTTCTGTCCGACATAACAACATTGTAAAATCTCTGGCCGGGCGGGAACAGGTTTATACTAAGACCGGACGTCATCTCTATCGAGGCCATAACTCCGGTAGGGTCAACTATATCAGTAGATTTGTCTCTTCCAGGATACGTCACTCTGGTTATCTGATTTTCACGAGGAAATATCAAATCGGCAGTATTCTGGTACAAAGTCTTGAAATTCGCAGACCTTGACCATTCGCTGTCGTACAACGCAATCAAATTGGTAGCTCTTTCGTCAGCCATTATCCAAGTACTCTTTTCTTGCTGGTCTCAGGCACTAAATCGCCGGTTAGAAATGTCTCACGCCTGCCGCGCGGCAGCTTGCGCCTCGCTATCTCCTCAGGCTCCTCACCCACATCCGGCAATGCCGGAGGCGGTGGAGGCGGGGGGGGCTTTACTACTTTCGGTCTTCCAAATAATCCGCCCATTATCTTTCTCCTGTATTATTAGCTACTGTCTGTCTGTGTTTATGACTACCCACCCTCGCTATCCTGCCGCCCTTGGCAGCCAATATGAAATAGTTCAACGCATTGCGGTAATGGTCGTTGGTTCCTTTGTAACGATAAATTGAAGTACCTGATTTCTTATTGGTTTCTAAAACCTTGTAAGCACTGCACATCTGCTTGGCAAACTCCTTAATCTCCGGACAGAAACGAGGAATGGTCAACATACCAGGTGTCATTACCAAACGATGAGTGGTATCGAATATCTCAGTCCTGTTCACGCTAACGATTCCCGTCCTGTCATTGTAAAGAGTGCCTTGAGGAGTATTTTCCTTATAATCGCAAAGGAACGTCTTGTGCCTCGTTTCTGACTGGTACTTTCTCGCGGAGTCCTCGTAAGGCCGAATATCGACCACATCACTCTTGACATTGAACCTTCGGGCTATATCGTGAATATCATCCCATTTGGACAATTGGGCAACCTTGACTATCGCATACTGGTCGTCGCCAATCTTGACCCCGATAACGACGTGCTTAATCTTGCCAACATCCACGCCCATCGCGCACGGGCCAGAATGGGAATGGGACTGTATGCGAGAACCACAACAATTATAAACGGCGGCCTCCGTCAACCTGTCCTCGGCGGCAATGTAAGGCAATCCCAGCCTCAAACGGTAAACGTCGGCCAAGTTGCCCTGCGGAGGATTGCAAAACGCCTCCAGTATCTCGGCGGGGTCGTTGAAAGCAGAAGTTAACTGACTCCACCTATAACCTTGCATATAATCAGAATTGGCAGGTACGGACGGAACCCATTCGGAAGTAAGGTCTCCGTTCTCATCGTTCCAGTCTATTCGTAATTCTTTTCCGCACTTATTACAACCTATATAGCCTGTACCATCATCCCTTATCTTAACACAGTCGGGAAAAGACAACTCGGCGCAAGTCCATTCGCCACAATGAGAACATTTCCTAAACCAATGCCGCTGGTCACTCCTTGAAAAAACCTTATCTATCCCTTCGCCTGGTACTATGGGATTGGACAAATACCGCTCCTGCTTTATCTTGGAATGACCCATCCTGCCCAGAGCCTTGGCGATTACCTCCTCGTCCATGTGGTCAACCTCGTCAAAAACCACCCTGTCAACGGGAATGCTCTTCAATTTGGATGACTCGTTCATGTCCGAAATCTTCTGGGACAGTCTCGCGCCCCTAAGATACAAAAAGGCATTGTGAATCTTCTTTAGGGATGCCGTGTCAGTGCCCTTGGCAGCGGTCTTGACGTACTGGCCTATGGCCTCGCGGTTGTCCACAATCAAGGGATTGAACCGAGACTTGCTAAACTCGCCCACATCATCGGTGGTGGGGAACAGGTACAACACCCCTTGCGGCAAGTGCTTGTATATCATACCGTGAAGACTGTCTAAGACTTCGGTCTCGGTGAAACCGCCCTGAGTGCCTTTCATTATGCACTTACGTCTGCCCTTGAAGCACATTGGCTCTATCTGGTATGTATGGTCATGAAATGAGAAAGTAGACGCCTGTAAACGTATCCTGAACAAGGTCGCCCAGCGTCCAACATCCATACTCGCAATGTCGTTAGGTGTTAAGTCCATAATATCTGCGCAACAAAAAACGGCTGTAAACTGAAGGTACTGGCTCCAGTACAGCCGTATTCGTTGCTTATAAAAACTCTTTACTTATTTGTCAAACAATTATACCATATTTAAGATTGTATGTACCCTTAGGAAAATATACTATTCCTCCACCATCTTTCGCTGCAAGGTCAATCGCTTCCTGAATCATTTCTGTATCGTCGTTTGCACCGAAATCTCGAACATCTGTCCAGTCAGGCGGCCCAGATTTCGGAACGCATACATATCTTGTGCCTGGACGCTTACATAATATATCGGGGTCGCCATAAATATCCTGGCTTACTTTTTGCGCCGCCACAAGTTCATCCCTCACCTTTTTTAACATTGCCACAGTCAGTTGCGGCTTTTCTTCCGCTTTAGTAGATGTTGCGAATATCCCCGCCACAAATCCCGTAACCACCTTGAAAAAATTACGCCTGTTCATTTATTCTCCTGTGGCTTTGGATAAACAGCAGCCGAATCGCATTTCCAACACCGGCTAATTATTGTATTTTTATTTGTCACAATAACCCTTATTGCTAAATCTGCAATCCTTACTAATATTTTCATTATATAGCCACAATTCCGACATCGATGTATTTTATAGGTTCGAGTTATCATCTATTCTCCTGTGGCTTGCTTAATCATTTTTGAACACTTTTTGATATCGACAAGACAAATCGCTTCTGTCGGCTTTATCTGCCATTTTTTTAACTGCTCATTCTCAGCCTTGAGTTTTTTGTACGCACAATGATAACAAAGACCAAAACAAGGGTCGCCTATAACAAGTATCTCTGCCTTGTTTACGCAGGTGGCATGCCTAAACCCACCACCAGGCAAATCGACCTTTTCTTCAAAACTACATTCTATCATATACAAAACCTCACTTGGTCTTTCAACGCTACAAGTGACCTGTACTTGAATCTCTCCAAGTGCGTCATCTCGCTTGAATGTATGTGATAAAAGTCATTCGGTGCCAGATACCTCAACAAACCCTGGCCGTCGCCGCTCAACTCGTACCGCATACCAAAATTCCATCTGAATCTGTCCATTATTTATTCTCCTGTGGCTTTGGGGGTAAACAAAAGATAGACTTTCCTCTGCAATAATACCCACAATGCGGACAAAGTTTGTCTTGTTCTTTCAGCCACCACTTAACAAATGCCTTTATTGAACCCACAATAACAACACGCCATAGGGATATTGACAAGAGCGTTGCTAATATGATAGTTCCAATCAAATACGCTTCGTGCTTACTCATACTTCGTCCATCCTACGACCTATCTGGGACTCCTACGGGCACTGTGAAAGATGTTCAGCTTTATCTTTAAGAGCATTTAATATCTCTTTTCCCGCACAATCCCATATCTGCTCAAAAAACGAAACTAATTCATCAGGAGTAATAAGTTGCCTCTTTTCAAAGCAATCCTTACCATATTCCTTTACCCTAATCCTCAACTCCTTGACTTCAGTTTCAGCAAAATGAGCAGGAACTATTTCAACTTTCAAATAATCTATCATTTATTCTCCTGCTTACCTATCTTAATACCTCTGGGAAATCTGCTCAAATAACTCCCTCGATACCGCTACATAATAACGATTACCCTCAAGAGACTCGTCAACCTGAACAGGAACGCTTTTGAACGAATCAAGAAATAACTCCTGTACTTCAGTGGCAACCGAACAAAAATGTTCAATGTCTATATTGCCCGTATCCTTATTATTTGTAAATGTCTTGTCGTCAAGCATAATTTAAGGAGGCTCCGGAAATCAGGAAATCATATAAAATTGTCAGTAAGTAGTACTTAACACGGCTTTGCTTTTGCGGTTGAAACATAATAACCTTCTTTCTGTGATTCCTCCTTAAATGCTAATGTGCCAACAGGTTCGCCATTGCTGTTGAAAACACGAACGCCAGAACGCTCCTTGCCACAATAAGAAGGAGGAAAACCAGTAATATCAATATCGTGAGATAATTGATGCAAAATATACGACACCTCGTCAGAAGGAACATCATCATTTATCTTTAATAATATTATAAGCATCTTACCCATCTTAACGTCTCTCAGAAATCATATATAATTCCTGCTAAGTAGTACTTAAAGCCACCGCCGGCCCCTTGGGGGGTTTCGCCTTTTCTAATGCCGGGCCTTCGACTGCTTTAATAATAGCCTCATCCATGGCCTCGTTCCATTCTTTAGCAGCAACTTTATTGGCCTCTTTCCATAACTTAGTATCTTGGATGTACTTGCCCATCAGTATCTCCCTGGGAAGATGTGCTGATAGTGAATGGCAATAGCTGTGCGGTTGGCCTTGATTGTCTGGTCTATCTTGCCCTCCACTACGCTCATTGTATCAATGGTCTGCTGTACGTCTGGCGGTAGATCTTCAAATGTCTTGATATCCTTGCCTCGCTTGGCAGTAGTCGCACCAAGCATAGCCATCGTCTCCATACTCTTAGCTTGGTCGTCTATTGTTATGCACTTATGAATAGCCTTGACCATGCCTATGTCTGAAGCATCCACGTGACTTTCAGCCTTAGTTATTGTCTTGCCCTCAACAAAAGCCTTGGTAATCTCGCACTGTGGCACATAGTCTGCATCACATAGCTTGGAGACTTGACCAGTTGTATTATGTCTATAATCTACCGCACAACTACCAGTCACACTTCGCTTGTCACACCTTATGTCTGCCACACCTTTTGTCACGCTTTTAGCTCTATGTCGCCTCTGGCGTTCCTTGTCTGCCTCTCTCTGCTTGTCTTTATCCTTATATACCATTATCGTCCATCCTATGCCCTCTCAAGCACTCTCCTGATGCAGTCTAATAGAGGCTATGCGTACAGCCTCAGCCTTCTGGGCCTCGTTAAGCTCACGCTGCTTAGACTCATCAACTATCACCTGCTTATCAACCTGGCCAAGCTCGTTCTTGCCTAAGAAAATGGCCATTTGTGGACTTATCACTGATTGCCTTGTCTGATTTCTTGCCAGTCTTAGTTTACGAAAAGCCCGATATTCTTTCAATAATCCCGAAAACCTATTAGTTAATGTATTTACAGGAACACTAAGAGCACTTGCAATAGTGTTATTCTTTCCGCCATCCAGTGCGTAATTAGCTATAATAGCTTCCTCTTCATCTGTAAACTCTCTCTTAGGACGTGCCATTTACTTTCTCTCGTTTCTGTTCTCCTGTGGCTTAAATTCACCGCACCACGCAAAATCGTCTGTATGAGGATACGCATACTTATCCTCTTTCATTACAGGAGGATAACGCCGACAGAGGCCATGTTTACACTTGCCCTCTTCTATCTCTGGCTCATCTTCGTCCCAAAATTTACATTCTTCACAACTCATCCTTCGTCCATCCTCATTCAAAAGCCTTCCTATATCCTCTTATGATATGTGTTCTTGGTGATTTCCTTCTTCTTAATTGACGAGGAGCGCCTAAAATAGAAGTTAAGTAAATTATACCATCTTCAATCCAATAATATTTATTGTGGCCTTTTGTCTTTGCCATACTTATTCAAAAGCCTCTCGAAGCTGTTTTTTTATGGTTATTCTCAATAGAATATCTATTTCCTCAATGGCTCGGCTTCTTACTGGATGTATCGGCAAGTTGTACATTTTTTCGTTAGCCTGGCTAATCAAACCTTCTATCTCTGTTATTATCATTAGGTTTTGGTTTGGCTGCTCAGGACAAGTACAATCCGCATACGGATGATTTATAGAGGCACAAGTTGAAGAATGATTATCTTTTGGCTGTTCAGGTTGACAATTTGGGCAAAGGATAGCACCTTCTAAATGCAATCTATCTTTACAATTACATTCTTTTATCTGCTCAACAGGCTGATCTCTTGAATCAATCATAGTGTACCTGGATAATGATGGCCTGTCTCTTTTTTGTGTAACCCACTGTCGAAATATTCCATTTTAACTCTTTTGCAATGGTTTCTCATTCTTTCATAATGCCCTGGGACGTTATAGCTCATCGGCCTAATTGATGTAACAAAATCTATTCTTTCGGTCTGGAGCCTGCTTTGTGCCATTTATGCTACCTTATGCAATATTCCATCTTTTACTCTACCCTTGCGTGTATTGTGCCAGAATTTATATGCGCTCTGCTTACTCATTCCACAATACTTCATCAAATTGCGTATTTTGCGCTCCTCTAAGCGACCAGACATCCAATATCTTAACCTCGCCGGCCTCTTGTCAGGACGCTTGCCTTTTTTCTTTTGTTTCCTTGCCGCTGGTTTTATTACTATATCATTCATTTATTTCCTGCTTTATGCTGTCAAGTTATACCACAATTTACTTATTTCTAATTTCAGCCATTTCCAACGATAACGCCACCTGCGCCCCCAACTCTCTCGCATTTTTTCATTCAAATCCTCAAACATATTCTTACATCCAGGCTATGTTATATTAGCTATTAGCCCCATACTTACCTGTGGCAATATAGACAACTTTCGCCCGCTTTAACTTTACCCATCCATCCACACCAATCACAGATAGGAATTGCTTGTGTGCCAAAATATTGCCATCTTTTAGAGTTAAGTTTTGGCGATTGCTCAATATGACAACGAATACAATATCGGTGTTGAAGTCCTATTCTTTTAATGTATTTTTTGCCGCCTAAATACCAACTGTGAAGCCCCATTTTACATAATATCCATTTTATCTTCATTTTCCTAACCTTCTCTATTTTAACTTATACCGACACACAAACGGGATAAAACCAGTTATTTCATTTTATTAGTCCTTAGTGTTACTTTAGAGATTAGTACAACCAAAGCAAATTGTCTCTAATCCAATAGAGTATCCCTTTTGCTACCCACAACGCCGGGTGTGTATCTGTACGTTGCTGTCGGGGTGGGTTTTTGTCGCTGTATGTCATTTCTGGGTCTTTTTCAGTCATTTTCAAACTACGCTCTTAAAGCCTCTACTTCTTAACGCTTTCAGACTATTTATAAAAAACAAGCGGCAGGCCGAGTCTTTTTTGCGTTAAGAGCCGACCTAACCGCTTTGTTATCACTTTGCAATTGTCGCATAACGACAAAAGAGCTTTTTCTACACTTGGCAGATAAGGCTATATTTTCAATCATATCTGCATCCCTGCAATACTCTATACTTCCTTGAATGCTAATATGTTCTTTTTATTTGGTGCTGCCAGCAATAACATAACAGGGCTTTTCAGGAGTCCGCGAAGCTCCAACCTCCCCTGTTATCGGTCGCGACTCCAGCAGCACCGCATTTTGATTTTACCAATTCATGTTTGACACCTTTAATAAAAGTATCATTAATCTCAAACGACAATTAGATATTATTTTTAACCGTTTGTCAAACAAAATAAATAAAAAACTTTATCCGTTTTCAGCTCAATAATGCCCATTTTTAGATTATTTTCATTTCCTTGACATATTTTTCTTGATGTTTATGCCGAAATAGACGATAATGGTTTTAGTTAAAAATCAAATATTAACTTTAATTAGGAGCACAGCCATGAACAATACAGAACACGAAAACGGCGTTTTAATTTGTAGCATCCATCGAACACCCATCAATAAAAGTCACGGGCGATACTTTTGTCTTAAATGCCAAAGGGAAGAAAAACCAGAAACAAAACAACAAGGCCATATTATGAAATCGTGTAGTCATGGCGTTAAATACACAACAACACCAGATGGGAGAAAATGTTATCGTCCTTGTCGAAATAAAGTTGAATACTGCATTGAATCTTGTTGGCAAACAGGGAACATAACGAAAAACTACGTTTGTGCTAAGCATTTGGGAGATTGGAGACCAAAATGGCAAAGAATAATAAAACTGAACGAAGCAAATTCTCTGCAAACCCCAGATACGCCGGCAGATGTCGAACATGTCATCAATCCAGAATAATAACAAGGGGGGAATATAAAAATTAGTTATGGTGTATGGATTATCGTAATATATGTAAGTATGTAGCCCGTAATTGTCCCAATGATATGGAGACAAAGAAATGAAACGAACAGAATTTAACGAATATGGAATGTAAAATGAAACTTGTAATTGAAATATATTTAGACACAAAAGATTGGAAACCAACTACTGCCCAAGTACAAACAATTCTCCGACGTACAACTAACAGGTTGAAGCAGAAATTACCTTGTCTTGGATTAGCACAAGACATTGTGAATGATGAGGAAACCATTATCGGTAAATGGGGAATTTATGAAAACAGCACAGCCTACAACTAAAACAAATAGCCTGCTCGGTAGTCAATTCAAACATGGCTGTGCGATACTATCGGGCGGGCTTTTATTGAGGTGATAAAATGGCAAAGTTTACACAAGGAAAATGGTTCAATAATGGCGGTCGAATATATGCTCAACAGGGCGATGATATTCGAGAAATATGTGACGTTGGCTTAGTAAATCATCAATCAGAGGAAGATACAGCAAATGCTCGATTAATTGTAGCTGCACCTGATTTACTGGAAACCTGTAAGTTGGTTGATAGAGCAGCAGTAGGAGACGGCGTAGAAATGGTTACTGCTATTGATGCCTGTTTGTTAGCTATTACAAAGGCCGAGAGAAGATTCTAAAGGGAGAATGATATGGATTACAATGAAAAAACTATGCTATTTCGAAAGGAAACGGGCATTTGGCCTCCTGGTCGTGATATGCCCGCTGCGATGTGTGGTGGGGAAGATATATATATGACTCGTCAACGAGCGTATGTGTATTGGTAGCAGGTAGGCCATAAAGTCGCTTAGAATGGACGTGGTGGCTTAGGTTTGGGCTTCCAAGGTCTGTTTAATCGCTAAAATGTCTTTTTTGGCTTCTTTAGTCCAATTCTTTGATAAAGCATCTATGCCACCAATAGCAAGGTTAATGCTCTCCATAAGCTCCTCAATTGGACATATACAACTATCACCATCTGAAATCGGTGGACATTTTAATGCTCTCAGTGCCATATATTCACTTGCTAATCGTGCGACATCATCCCTTGTTGCCGCATCGGGATGTATGCTTAACATCGGCACTCTTTCGTTCCAGGGTAATGCCATATCATTTATCCTCAATCCATTCTAAATTTTCTTCACCAGTTACGGGGCAAAATTCCGGCTTGTCAGCAGTAGGTGTTTCTAATTTACAACTCAAATCACCACGACTTTCAGCCTCACTACAAGCATAACATTTCCATTTTGCCATCATTTATCCTTTCGGGATTTGCTTCCTTTCTCTATCCCAACCACATCGGCAACAATACTTACTATGCGAAGTGTTAAATTGAGCTGAACATCCTTCGTGATGTCTGCCGTATTCGGTTAGAATTTCCTTAAGTTTTTTGATTCGCTCTTTGAGCTTTTTATACTTTTCAATGGCGTCATCTACATAGGCTGAGTTATCCATTGCTTTTAAGAGTAAGGAACGCGCTTCACCAAATAACGGCTTAGCTGGGCGTTTGGCTATATCAGCCTCAAGCTCTTTGATTCGCTCAAGTAGGCAGGCTGGGCATACAGAAGAAGGGAGTTTTTTCAACGCTTCAACTCTCTCACTGGTTCTGTGGCCGCACTCATTTAGTATGTCCTCTTCTTTTAACATATCATTTACTACCATCCTAAAACTTTTATTCTGCAAGAAGTATCCGCAAACCACTTACCACTTATTTCCGTAACACCTTCCCGACCACAACCACAATAACATAAATGCCTTATTTTTATAATCCTCACGGCCACTGGCTTGCCACCTGGCTTCTTCCACTCAAACGCCCTGCGTATAGCCGCTCTCCACACCTTCATTTTTGTTTTGCCAACCATCCAGTTCTTTGATTCAAAGAAATCCCAAACATATTGAGCATCAATGTCATATCCTTGCTCTTTAGCATAAGTCTTTATATCCTCAATGGTCGGAGGTTTGAATATACTTGACCTGCTGTGATATTTGCTTTCGTGGGCTTTTATAGCTTCTTCTATTTTGTTATTCATTCTATTCTTTGAATAAGGCCAACTGGCCTGCCTTCTGCTCTTTAATTGGTACTCCGGTATCTACCGCCTCTAATCGCTGACGGGCAATCTCACAGTATTTCTCGGATATGTCTATGCCGATGTACCTGCGACCTAACATCTTGGCGGCCACACAGGTTGTGCCAGAGCCGCAGAAGGGGTCAAGAATGAGGTCATTAGGTTGCGTAAAATCTATAACTATCTTTTGCATAAGCAATAACGGTTTTTGCGTAGGATGTAATCGTTTTTGCTCTTTTATATCAGTAATAAAACCGTGATTGATAACAGTGTATTTTTTGGGCATTTTATCGTAGGATGTCCAAGCCAATTCCATTGGCAAAAATGGCACATCAGGTAAACTTCCTCTCTTGTCCCATACGATATAACATTTTGCTTGTCGGAAATATTGCCAAAAGTAGTTTGCCCCAAATACTATTTGCTCTACACTTACTTGTTTAGTTTTTTCCCATTGCAAAGGACTCATAGGTAAATTGTCCCATTTATCGTGGTTTGCTTTTCGGGATAAATGTGTAGAGTTTCCATATTGATTAGCTTTGTGCGTAATGCGTATCCCATACGGCGGGTCAGTCAGCACCAAATCCACACAGTTATCCGGCCAGTCTTTCATAACCTCTAAGCAATCTCCGCAGATTATAGAGTTCTCTGGTATCATCCAGTATCCGTGCCTCTTTATCCTATCTTAAAATCTACATTCGGCGCACAACTATCATTGCAATAACTTCCCCAGTATCTTTTAGGAAGTGTTTTGCCGTTTAACTCGTACTGGTCGTCTAACCGAAAACCTTCGCAGTTACTATCATACAATTCTCCGCAAACATCACATCTTTCGATGTGGTCAGGTAAGCAATGAGTCACTTCTTGCAAGAACCATATCAAACTCCATGCTTTGTTTGGTGATAACTTAGGCCGAGACGCCACTAAGACACTATTAGGGATTTTTTCGTCAGTCAAATATCTGAATAACTCGTTTACCTTATCAAGTATGCTGATGTATTTGTCTTCTAATTCCCCTTTCTGCGGATTCTCATTGCGACTACAATGCCAACAGTTAGTAGTTCCTTCGTGATAGCAGTTGCAAACTCGGATTTTACATTTATTGTCCATTCTTTTACTCCTTGAGCTTTTGTTTCAATACTTCTTTCTTCTTAGAACTCTGCTCGGCTTTTTCTCCACATTTATCGCATAATCTCATTGCTCGTTTGCCCTTTTCGTCTTTTATCCAAGCCAAACCCCATTTCCGCTCACCAATATGGTTGCGGCAAGCCGTACAGCGCAATGTGCGGAGTTTTTCACTTACTGGCTCAAGCCACTTAAAAGATATTACTTCTACAGGAACTCTTTTTGTTGTTTGTATTGTTTTCATTAACATTTTGTTTATCCTTAGATATACCAGGGTCTATACTGAGTTATTAACTAATATCAGTTGGTAGCATACTTTATATCAGTGTATGCTGTTATCTATGAGTACAAGCAAGGCAAAGGTATTTACACCATAACCTCGTATTTCTCGCTGAATGCCTTAGTTTAGCAGCGGAGGAAGGGCTTAAAAAAATGGGCAGGAGTCGAACCTGCTGATGAATCTTTCCCTGTCGGAAACTCTCTGTCGTGCTTAGTGCCTGCCAATTGGCCGACCGGTTTTCGTTAATACACACGCCTTCTTGCACCTCGGCTCTTACCCAAGGACGAATCCGACCGCTCATTTTAGGTTCTCTTTGCGTTTCACACACGCCGCCACTCTGAAAGCCCTTCCTCAGCCGCTGCCCTTCGCCCACACCTGATAATGTGGCTCCTGTATGAAGGATATTCGTGCATCGAGCTACTCTTTTTTGGCTTGGAATGGGTGATAGAAAAAAAAGAACCTCGGAAATGAGACACTGGCGGGTGCTTGCTCCCAAGGTTTCTTTTTTATCTAATTTTAGTTGCCAGTATCTCATAGTTGCAATTCTATCACCCATTAACAGTTTGTACAGAAAAAAATAAAATAAATTTTAAGTCTTTTCTCCAACTTTACGCATAGCATCGCCAACCTCTACGGCCAATTCATTCTGCCAATCCGGCCACATATCGTCAATTGGTGGATAATTTATTTCAACATCGAGGATATTAGCCCAAACAAGTATTTGGTCAAAGTCCAGAATTGAAATAAAATCATCTATGACATCATCTATATCCAATTTTTTTGGTACGTAATTTATTACTTCTCTTTTTTTCATTTTCTGGCCTTTCAGGACAATTATTTTCGTGTAATAAAACATCCATAATCATTTCGTCATAATCGAGATATTTGGCATCGGGTTTTTGTTGTCCGACATATTGACAATAACTACATATTATCGTTGGCATTTACTTTTCTCCTTTGCTTTTGTTCTGTCAAATATATTATTTTCCACAATTACGGTGTAAATCACTAATAGGTTTCTCATCCCCACAAATAAAACAAATATCCGTTGGTTCATATCTACCCGTTTTTGTCTCAAATTCCTCTTGCTCTTCGAGTGAGTGGAAGCTTTCTGTGCAACTTCCTCTGCCACATATTTTACAAGTCATTTTAATTCCTCAAATTTACTTTTATATAAATCCCGTAATTCTTCCAATTCTGACGGTGTGTATATTTTAACCTGCTTCTTTAAGTGCAGTAATTCATCGACAACCTCTTGGCCGTAATCAGCCATCATCCATCTCATATATTCCGGCCAGTTGCCTTTTAAGTTAGTATTACAGTTGTAGCATTGGGCGTGTACGCCACGCTCATCAAATAAGATTGAATTGCCCCGACCAGGTACGAAATGGCCAGCTTGAAGGCAACCTACACCAAAGGCAGGATAGGGTTTTTTGCAGGTATAGCATATCGCGGTCTCTTTTGTTCCGGTAGTCTTGAGAGCGTCCCGCAATCTGATGTACCTTGAAAACTCATCCCACGCCTTCTTTTTCCAATATCTAATCCCTTTTTTCTTTCTTTTGCTCTTTGCCATTTAGCATCCGTGTTGTTTGATGATTTCAGGATCATACTTGATGCCGATACGCTTGGCCATAGCCTTGGCGTTGCGGATAGCAGCTTCCAAAGTCTGCCAACTTTTATAATCATACTTATAGAAAAGCTGTTTTTTGCCTTGGTAAATTCCATACCCATACTGCTTTAGGCAAGTATAATGTATTACTTTCACTTTTACATTTTTCATAATTTTGTCCTTTCAAATACTATCGACTACTCGATTCATTGACTGAAGGGCATTAAGTTCCTTGCTCGCAATTTCCATAAGTACAACAGTAGCTTTGTATTCTATTTGAGCCTGCTCATATTTAGCTTCCTGTTCCGCACACATACCTCTAGCTAAATCCTTAATTAAGGTTGCCGCCGTCCCCTTGCTCTTTAAGGTTTGAGTGGATATTTCCATTGCTTTACGATATTCCAATAAGGCATTGGCTACATTTTGGTTTTTTACTAAAGACGCTAAAAATATCCGCCTCTTTTTCATATAGCCTATGCGTTCATTCATCCGTTCCATTATCGGCATTGATTGGTCTGTATTCATTTTTTATCCTTCAAACGAACCACAAGTACATTCTTCCTGTAGATTTCTACAACCATCACAGAATTGAGCTTCGATAGGGCCATCCTGTGACGACTGCTCAGGGATCTGTTGTGTTTCCGGTTGACCCTTGGGCGCACGACAACGAATACCACCAACTTTTTTAGGACCAAACTTTACATTCGGGTCAACAAATAATACGAGTTTGGTTCCTGACCAATCATCTACATTGCCAGTTCCGGCAATCTGTTTGATAGTTTCCAATACTTCAATACCAGGAGCCCAAGCCTTGTAATCCTCTTGGAAATGTATTACATATTTTATTTCTTCAGCTTGCCAATCTGGAGCTACGTTTTCTTCAGTAACTTTATCGATTGTTACCAAAATACCTCTTTCTACGTCACTTTTCTGGATAAATTTTGTGCTTCTGTACTTGTCATAATTTCTCATTTTGTTTCCTTTCTAAGTTCTGTTTTGTTTTGTTTTCTTTTTAGAGTTGCTATCATTTGGCCGAGCTTGTGCCAGATTTTTTCGGCTTGCTCTAATGTAAAAACTGTACTTCCCGAAGAAATCTTCAACCAAATATCTTTATTGTTTGATGTTATTTGCCCATTAAGAACTTGGCAATCTCCTGCTCCTTCAAATTCTTCCAAGTCCTCACTCCATTCCTTCAAGAGGTCGAAGATGTTGCCGAAAGGCTCTATGTCTGTATTACTGTGTATTCCAATAGGGCCAAAATCATCTCTTTTTCCACTGTTACTATCACCAAATTGGAAAAGCACTATACGAGCATTATTAGCTTTATTTATTCCAAAGTCCCCGTGCCGAAGTTTCGGCTTCTCGGCCTCGGCAAGTTGCTCTCGTAGCCTTTCGATTTCACCTGCAACATCTTTGAGGCGTTCTTCATAATTATGTAATTTAGCTTGGATTTCTTCCTTGTTCATTTTGTTTTATCCTTTCTTCGAGCTTTGCTTTGTATTCTCTGAGTGCAGCCTCAAATTCATCTCCGGCTGTTTTATAAACCCATTCAAGATATTCAACCCTGTGCTTGTCACACATACCTTTGCCGCCGCAAGCGGGGCAGTTTGGGACGCCTTTATTCATTTTCATTCTCCTGTTCTGGCTCAGTCATAAGCCTTGCCTCTTCAATATTATCTTGCTCATTTGCAAGAAAATCTTCAACATAAGCATTTGCATATTCCTCCGTCATCGTGTCTGGATGCGACCATCCCCATTCAGTTTCAACTTCATAATCAACTTGGTTTTCTATCCACATACGAAACTTACCTAAATGGTCAACAGAAGAATTTCCTGTACGTTTTTCCAATTCTTTTCCGAAATACTCGTGGTCACTCAAGCATTGTTTACATCTTACGTCTCGGCAAAATCTATGATGTAATCCTACTATTCCTGTTTTCATTTTCATTCTCCTATATTCTTATATTCCAAACCTCTGTTTGAATTTCGCCCTTGCTTTGAGAAACTCCTCGAACTCTTTTTGAATCGTGTCGCAAACCACAGGACGCTTGTATCCACACTTATTGTCGGTCGGGCCAACTGGCAGGACTACAAGTTGCTCAATATCCTGCTCACATATTGCATAAGCGGCAAGTTGTCGCATATCCCATTGTCCGTGCTTGATGTCCATTATCGACCTTACACCATTGTATCTACCAAGTATGTCCCATTCCCCAGAGTACAATGCTTCATCGTTAAAAACAGTACCGTGAAATTTCTCGGCCTCAATCTTATCCCGATATTGAACCATAAATGCTTTGTGGGAACATTGTTCCCATGTCAACATTAAGCCGCCACTCATCAAGATGGACACGTCCTCTCTTAAAGATTGTTCTTGGATTGGGTCAAGCCATTCGCCTTTGATTAAAAATACACTTATCATAGCGTCCATTATATTACCACGACAAGCGTATTGCCGAAGTTCGTCATTGGTGATATGCCAATCCTTGTCCCAGCCAAGAATACTCGTCACCGATGGGTATTTCTTGCCGCCCTTTTCACGGAATCGGATGTTGGCGTATTGCTTGTCAATCAAATCGGCCTTGCCCCTGTTGGATTCGTTCTCGAAAACAGTATGAAGATATTGCTGCAAAGAAGCAACAATTTTCTCTGGGTCTTCATTGTCAATCGGCTCAACCGTTATGGAGAAACCTGGCCGGAGATTCTCATAAGCCGCTACAGGAATAACTCCGGTAAGACTCACGGTTATTTCTTTGATTTTCATATTTGTTTTGTTCATTTCATTCTCCTTCAATGGCTTGTATTGCACAGTAATTTCCATAGGCTTCATCCATCATCGGCCCCCACAGATAATCAATCTTGCCGTGATAAAGTCCCTGCTCTTTTAACCGTCTTTGGGCTTCGCCTATGTTCTGCACGTAACTGGGGTCTTGGATGTATATTATCTGTGGCTCTGGTCGATTCGTCACTATACTAAGCACACCTACGACAATAATGATAATTAGTATAGTCTTGCCTGCTCTTGATAAGTTATTCATTCTCTTTGTCCTCGATTAACTCTGAATATTCCCGCATCCAATCTCGATTCCACAATTCTGTTTCTTTATCTATACCAGAAAGAATATACCCCGCTTTGGGCGTATACCATTCAACAATATAGTTTCCTGTTTTTCCTCCAATATCCTTTTGATATTTTACTTTATCCCCCGCAAACACATCCTTGCCGTTCTTGTCTTTGGTGACGAATAAATCACCTTCAACCTCAACAATGCCAGTAATGCCGAATTTGTCTTTGCATTTATATTTAATCATTAGCCTTCATTGCCTCTTCATATTCTTCAATGGTTGAAACTTCACCGCCACAAACCATCCTTTTTCTACCCTTACCAACTAATCTGGGGCATCTTATATGACCACACATTTCGCAAACGTCTAATTCCCATTCTTGGAATGTTTCACCGCAACTTAAACAGATATATTCTTTATCCATTTCAGCCTCTCTTTCTTTTCTCAAATCCTCGGCTGTCCAGTTTATGTGATTTTTTCTTCCGAAGTCGTTGATGTTCATATTGTATCCTTTTCAAAAGCGGCGACTTTGCCCTCCGTGGCTTGTCGAATCCAGTTATCATTTTTCTATAGTTTTTGGCATCCTTTTTCTTTTGCCGTTAGCCGCCGCTTAAAGTTAGTTCATAATTATATTTCTTCGTGCTTGCAGTCTATTGAGTAATTCTTTTGCGAATCCCTTTACCGCATCTTTTACTAATTGGACTTCATTTGATTTCAGGTTCGGGATGCGGATTTCAAAAACATCCTCCACGACCTCAACCTCTTCATAAGTCGCTTCAAAGATGTCGGGCTTACAGGGGTATAATTCACCTTTTATGTCTTTGATTATATAGTCACCTACGTTAGCGTGCATCCGACCTTCTAAAGTCATCAACTCAAGCATAATCTTATCATTTGGCTTAATAATTCTTGCTCCTCCAAAAGTTGAAAAGAAATCTTTTTTCAATGCTTCTATAATCCATTCAGGGTCTTCTTCCTGGTCAGGGCCACCTGTCCATTTGAACGCTTCAACAACAATTGGTTTCTTCCTATACTTTGCCATTTACTCATTTCTCCTTATCTATCTGCATTTTCGATGTAAGGTCTTGACCAGGTGCTTAGGTCTTTGCCGATTCCGTGGATTGAGTAGCAACCGGAAACGGCTAATATCAGACAGGCTAACAAAACAAGTATTGCTTTATGTACTTGCCTTATCTTGCGGTCGCAATGGTTGATTGCGTGCTCGTAAACCTCCGCTTGTTCTGGGTCTGGCTCTTTCGTCAATAACCTCATAAATAGCCTTTTCTTGGCGTTCCAGCCCTCGATTGTTGTTGGTAATAACTTCATTTTCTGCCTTTCCTTCTCCCGCTCTCAGGTTTCGGTTTATGCACTAATAATCCATCTTTCCATATTCTTGCCCAATGGCTCAATATCTTCTTCCTCCACACTTTCAAGTTCATCAGCATTTTCAATTGAGCCATTCAACTCCAATGCTCTTTCCAGAGCTTCGTCATAGTTGGTAAAGATTGATTTTCCGTTTGGCTTGATAGGCGCTTTTCCTATCCAATAGTCCCCAAACCCACTTCTCATAACAACGAAGTTTAACTTTTTTGTTTTACTCATTTTTCGTTTCCCTTTCATAAGTTATGATTGCGCGGGACAGCGGTTAGAAGCCTGTGTCTATAGAGGAGGGATTGTGCCATCCCGCTTTATATCTTTCTTTGCTCTGGCGATAGCAGCTTCAAGACGTTCTAAATTTGAAGCAATTCCCATTATCAAAGCGTACCTTCGTTTATCTTCTGTATGATGAACTAAAATCTGTTGTAGCGAACTTGTGTCTAACCAATCCTGTACTTTTTCGCACGCTTCCAGTAAATCTTTGTTTATTGCTTCCGCAGTGTCGAGACGGGATTGAAGTTTCGCATTTTCTATATTTGCCAAAGTACAAGCCTCTAATGATTTTAGAGATACCTCGGTTTCGGTATCAAGACGGTCGCAAGCTTTCTTCAGCAATTCTGTATATATATTGCCAAGCCTGTGTGTATCTCCAGCCCTACTTTGTACTCTGAGATTATGTCTTATAGTTTTCGTAAACTCCCCCGCTGTTGGTTGCTGCTTCAAGAGGGTGAGGGCTTGGTCAACTTGTTGCTTTACATACATAGGTGCCCTGGAACAACCATCCTTTTTCGTGTAATATTTTATTATACTTTCCAGTAAATCAATTATCTCTTGTATGTCCATTATCTATTACCCCTTCAATAAAGCTCGGCCCCTAAGATTCCGTTCCGAGGGGCCGGAACTTAAAACTAAAACGGGACGGACAGGAGTCTAACCTGCTGACTCAATCGAGTAATGGACTTAATACCCTACTTCAAACAGCTCTCTGCTTTTTCAGGACTTGCCATTAGTAGCAGTCCGAAATAAGTCTTATCCTGCTTATGCGTTTCACACACGCCGCCGTCCCTTATTCACTTGTCAATTGAATTGCAATTTGATTTTCACGAAGAGGACAGTCTTTAGGTATTTCTTTATTGCAATCTATATTTTCTGTATCAATATCAATAATGTAATGATTAGCCCTACACCAAGCCCGCTTTTTGCTATGCTGATAATGAAAAGGACAATCAGTTGGTTCTTCAATATCAAGAAATAACATTATCTTACCTCAATAAACCGCCAAGAAGGCGCAGAGTCAGCCGAAGAAGTTGATATACGCCCCTTGACGGTTATGTGCCGTTGATTTGGTTTTTTGGGTGGTATCATTTTTCGGCTGACTCCACTTTTAACTTTTTCAAAACGTACAAGCTAAGGCCGTTACCATTAACGGCCTATGTTTGTCAATTTTGGTTCTCCCGGCGCCGTAGTTGATTTAGTTGCTTTGCATTAAATTCAATTGGGTTTGATTCCTGCTTCGCATTTTGGGTTCCACCTTTCTTTTCTTGAATTGAGGTTTCTATCTTTATCATAAACTATATTATCGCATATTTTGGTCAATCTGTCCAGTAAATTCTGGCTATTTTCCGAAGTTTTTTCTCTGCCCCCTACAAGTACTTGTAGAGTATGAGGTTATGAGTTAAACTATTTTCTTGTGTAACCCGTCGTATTCGGATTGCCGCCAAATATTTCCATGTTTCAAAAATCTTGGTGGGCAAATAGCTCTCCAAACAAAACCGTAACTTTCGCAATGTTCACAAAATTCACCTGTTGGTTCGCCTTTTTTTGTATAACCTTCGTATCCAGTGCCGTCACAATAATTACAAGTCATTTTGTAAAGGTTATCTACATAAAATTCAAGCTTGCTATTCCTCCACCAACGGTTTCGTTTTATTTGTTCGCGGATTGCAAAAGGGATACAAGCTACTGCGAAAAATATAAGCACAACAACTAAAACATTTTCCATATCATTCTCCTTTCAAATACTCAATAGCTACCATATTTCTTCTTATTTGTCAAGTATAAATAAAGTAGCCAAGCCGGAATGACCTGGCTACTTCTGGAGGAGGGTGTAAGAATGAATCTAAGTTACTTTCTTAGCCTTGCGTGCTTCGCCTATATCGTTATACAGTTCTGCCGCTTTGTCAGGATTCTCATTCCGGAATTTATCCATACCAATTTTCGCCGCCGAATACTTATTGGCAAGTTCATTTCTTTCTTTAACTGTTTTTACAACTTTCGGAACAACATAAGTAGCACCAAGTATGCCTGTTCCAGCCAATATTTTCAATGCAATATCTATCACCGGAGCATAAGGATTGACTGGTGCAGATACTTGATTTGCACTTATTAAAGCAGCAACCAAGTTAGGAGAATCTTTTACGGCTTCATTATACTCCTCGACTTGACCCAAGACAATCTCGACCCTATCCCTCGTTTCCTCAGACGAAGTGGATACAGCCTCTCTTACGGCTGGCACAATCTGATTGACCATATCAGTCAAGGTTTGGACTTCCTGTTGGGAAGCCGGAAGACAACCTGCAATGAGCAGTAATACAATTAAAATTGGCATTCTCATGGGTTTTTCCTTTCTTCAATTAGCTCTGGGTTCTGGTGGATGTTGCCGATGATTTCAGCGCCTTTTATTTCCTTTGCGTTCAAAATAAAAATAAACTTGGTATTATCATTATTAACATAGAGACCTCGCCAAGCGCCGTCTTTCCAAATTATTTCTATTGGATTGCCTGCGTTCCGATATTTATTTGGATAAATAATCAAATCACCTTGGTACATTTCGTCGCCTTTGCCGTTCTTGTCCTTGAGGTCGGTGAATTGCTCAATAATGACAGAATCAATATCCCATTCAACATTATATCTTTGCAATTTTCTTCGTGGCGCACCTTGTCCAGTACAGAATCCAATCATATTAAAACCATTGATAAATCCTTTGCCTTTTTTATCCCACGCTCTAAACTTTATCTCTCTCATAATTTCAGAGCTTCCTTAATATCTCTTGCTGGGTATTTCAAAGTCGTAAGACTATTAATTCTTGCCTCATATCCCTTTTGCAGTCTTCTAATACGAGCAATCTTTCTTTTCAATTTTTTATTTTCATCTTGAAGTTTTTCAGATTCCTTAAAGTGTTTACATCCTTCTGGGTCTGGGCAAGGTAACTTCATATCATTCTCCTTTCAAAAACAGAAGCCTACCATATTTTCGCCTGTTTGTCAAGGATTATATCTCCTTTCTAAAAGATAGGTGTTTATGGCTTTGATGTCTATTTTAATATCTGCCACATCATTTGTCAAATGAGTTATTTCGTTCTGTAACACAGCAGTATTCTCCTTTACGCCAAAATGCAATGTAAAAGCATTCCACATTATACCTAATAATACCAGAATTACAAGTATCCATTTTGCTAATCCATTTATTTTTTTGGTCATTATTATATCCTAATTAAAATGCAATACGCATCTCGCCAAAATTGGCGTATCTACGTAAGTAACTGTTTCACAACAATGCCCTATCTCTTTCCAGTGGTCTGCTGCGTGGCCAGGAGTAGGTGCTGCATCTATTACGAATCCTGCTGTACCAGACATAGATACCCAATTACCTCTTGCCGAACTTTCTGTGTCCTCATATAGAACATCCGCTACTCCGGCTACTACTATCCACACCTCGCTTCCATTCGCAACGCCACTGTCTAAGAATACTCCTATGGGATGGTCGCCATTGGCTTCACTCAGTTCAACCGCATCGTTAGCGCCGTGGTCGCACTCCACAACCTTACCGGCAACGCTTATAGCATCCGTCTGGTTTGTTACCTTTATTGCAAAGCCACCAATAGAAGTAAGTTTGTATTTAGGAGATTCAAGAAACCGGTTACTACCAATTTGAGTAATATCGCCACTGGAATCTATTTTGGTATAATTAGAAGCGCCACCTACCCACGCATTACCTTGTATCTCAAGGCTGTCCTTTATAAGAACGCTCTTGGCGTTATCAACAACATGCTCAGGTTCTATATCATTATTGTCTGAAAAGATATGAAGAGCGCTTGTCGCTATGCTTACGCCGGTCGTTGTTGTGCTTGTAGTGGTTGTGCTTGTAGTACTGGTAGAAGTCGTAGTAGTGGTCGTACTTGTCGTAGATGTAGTCGTTGTAGATGTTGTCGTAGTGCTGGTCGTTGTGGTAGTTGTGCTTGTGGTCGTCGTGCTGGTGGTTGTAGTTGTTGATGTAGTCGTGGTGGTAGTGCTTG